TGGTAGAGTTATTCCAAACGAATGGTTGCTTTGGGTTTGGTGGATCCGCGCGGATTTGTTGGTTCGCGTTACGAAGAGCACCACCAATGGTTTCTGGGAAACCGATTTGTTGTCGTGGTTCAAGGAAGTTTTGACCCGCGAGGATGTCTTCTGGGGCAAATTCACCAAAGTCTTCCGCGGAGGCAACTTCACGTGGAAGGAGGGAAGAAGCCAACCCAGTGCCATTCTCCATACCGCAACCGTTGCGGGCTGGAGCTTTCGCAGCCCGCGCAGATGGACCAGCCGATGGCGCCATCTCGATCATCGCATATTCCCGTTCACGGATCGAATATTGCGACTTTTTGTTCATGCTGAAAAGTAAATAGATAAGAGCCGCAACCGCAAGGACCATCGCGAGGGAATTTTTGCTGGGGCGACCGTTCTTCATCATCTTTTATATATGGTAAACAAATTTTTTATTCTTCATCGTCGACAAAGGCATACCCTTCTGGGTAGGTGTCCAAAATTGGGTCTGGGTGGACTCGAACCTGGACAACATTCCAAGATGATCCAAAAGATTTCTTGGCAAACCAGATGCCTGAAAATTCCACAATAATGTCACATGTCTTCCCGGGTTGAATCTGTTCGAGGTCCACTGGCTCTTGTTGAGCGTTGAAGGCTCGGGTGACTTCGATGCATTCGCCTGTAATCTGACCATTGGCGGCACTTGGAGTGTACGCACCTTCAATCATTTTTTCATTGAGCTGCTTCCCAAACCACGCTTCACAATTTTCATGCGCTGCTGCGAGATTGAGTGCATCAATTTCGGCAATCTTCTGTACATTTGTCTCCGACGCGAGGTCGAAGATCATATCGCCTGAAACATCAACAACATTTACCTTATTCAATTGAACCAGACACTTTCGCTTGGTATCGTTGAGCGCCTTCACGAAGTAAAGTCCGTCGTCACCTCTGGATGGTGGATTGTACAACATGTTATGTATGAAATGTGTCTTAATTCTTTAAACCAACAAATGGAATCATGGCTGCTTTTCTCACAATTGACCGTGGAATCCATCTATCACGCGCTGATCTATATCCATATAAAAGTTTTGTAAAGTCAACTGTGTTTGGAATATTCTGACCTATAACTGGTCTGTGAGTGTATTCATTCTTAACATATGCCTTGGTTCGATTCTTTACCCATTCCTGTTTATTGAGATTGAAGCGTCGATTTCCATATGTTTTTGCATAACCTGGAACATTCGTATTTGGTATGGATGTCTTGACTCCATAAACTAACTGCTTCGAGAGTCGCTCTTCATTTGGCTTTGTGGTATATTCGACGTACTTCATTGGATTCACTTTGGCTGCGAGAGCCATCTTCACTTCACCCTTACGCCTGGACACGATACGCATACTCTGCATTTTATTGTGCACATGGTTGTAAATTGCGTTGATATCGTCGCTTGGTCTAATATTGGCATTTTTACTGATCATTTTAGCTAGTTTGTACATGCGTTGACGATCTTTCTCCTTTTTTTCTGGTCGAAGCCCAAGCTTTTGCATGAGATACACATCATCAAGAAGGAAGCTTTTCCCAGCAATAAACAGCCTCTTGTCGTGGACAATCATACCGGTGTCTTTATTTTTGTAAGTGACACCCTGTTTTTTGGATTCAACGACTTCGTAGCCAAACTCCTTTGGACGCATAAATGGGATATCAAGCATACCACCGAGAACTTCCTGTGTAATTTTTCCCTTCCCAATCGAAAAATATCGAACATTGAGATCGAGAGCAAAAAGCTCCACATCGATGAAAACATCACCTTTACTGGGTTCGGTGCCTCGGGATGCTTTCTTCTTTTTGATGAGAAGATAGCGTCTGGTCACATAAGGGCCACTTTCGGAAAAGCCCAAACCAATGAAACGCCCCAATTTTGTCTTTGCTGAAAGACGCTGCTTAATTTTCATGTTGATATTTTTTGCAGTTTCACCCAACTTGTCCCACAAAAGAAGCTTCACAGCTTGAAGTTTACCAAAATACTTTTCATCGTATTTAATGCGTGGAACAAACTTTGTGTCAATGTCACTGGTCACAAGCCGTTGTGAACGCTCAAGATACATGTTAAAGGCTTCACCCCCGGAGACGACGAGATCACCCATAGGTCGAAGAAAGTCAGAAAGGTCAGCCGCAACTTTGAGAATAATGTCACGAACAGAGTCCGTCACGAGGGCGTAAACCATTTTTTCAAAGCTTTCTTTTTTGTGAAGACGATGTACTCTATTCCTGAATGCAACGACGTTGTCCGCCGCGTAATATTTTTCAAGAACAGGATCATTGAAGAATAAATTCTTCTTCAAAAACCTATTGATGACGGCTTCTGAATAAATTTCAGTGTCCATTATTATATTGCTACATAATAATATGGTCTGCAACGTGATCGAGGAATGCAGGTGCTATGCATATGCTGATGTATACAATACACGAGCCGTGCAGTTCTGTGGGGTACGAAAAGGATCAAAAGTTTTGAACTGCCCAGCCGAGTGTTGTGATGGTGGTTGTCCTGGTCAGGATCCAAACGCTGAGCCTAGAGAGCCTTTTAGAATTATAGAAGATCCTGAAATAAAACCCGAGACTCGATGGTCTAAAGCGCCTATCCTTATAATGTTAATTGCAATGTCTGTTACATTTCTACTGTACAGACGAGACTTAAAGAATACGAGCTATCGATAGATATAAGATGTCTCTTGAAACTGTCCAAGCTGAACTCACTGCGCTCCGCGCTGAAGTGAAGACCCTCACTAAGCTTATTCGCAAGATTCGAAGCACGCAAGAAGATCCAAATGGGGACAAGGCGAAGGCTCGTGCGTCTAACAACGGGTTCAACCGAAAGCAAGAAGTGACGCCTAAGTTGCGCGAGTTCTTGGCCCTTCCAGAAGGTGAATTCATTTCTCGCTCTGAGGTCACCAAGGCGATCAACAAGTACATCACCGAAAACGGCCTCAAGCACCCAGACAACGGTCGTCAGTTGATCCTTGACGAAAAGCTCAAGGACCTTCTCCAACCACCAGAAGGCGTTGTCGTTACCTATCTTAACCTTCAAAAGTACCTCTCTCCACACTACGTGAAGAAGGCTTAAAAAAATAACAACTTCTAATAATATGAACTTCAATCAACAAGATATTGAACAACTTGTTGGTACAAAGATTAAGAATCTCTCTTTGTATCAAAAAGCTTTTACACACAAATCCGCCCTCAAAGAATATGAACAGTTTAACGAATCATTCGAGACCCTCGAGTTTATGGGTGATTCTGTATTAGGCTTCATTATCACAAAGTTTCTCTTTGATCGGTTTGAAGATAGACAAGAAGGTTTCCTTACGAAAGCTAGAACAAAGCTCGTTCGTAGTGAAACACTTGCAGCCATAGCTCTCAAAATGGGTCTCAACAACATGGTTCTCATGGATGAGAAGGGTATGCGTAATGGTTGGAACAACAACCCCAAGATTCTTGAAGATGTTTTTGAAGCCCTTGTCGGTGCCATCTATATGGATTTGGGTCTTCTTCACGCTAAAGAGTTTATACTTAGAATCTATAATGATCCAAAGTATATTAACCTGAATTCAATCATGATTGATGATAATTTTAAGGACAAACTTATGAGGTATTGTCAAGTAAGGAACTTTCCACTTCCCGATTACCGTGTTGTGGCTCACTGGGAGGGGGAGTTTTATGTAGATGTCTATGTAAATGGTCTATTTGGTGCCAGAGGGCAGGCCAAAAGTAAAAAGCAAGCCGAACAATTGGCTGCTAAAGAGTTCTTCAAGTACATAAAAGAAATGGGCATAGAATAACTAACATGCATCCGAATGTCAAAGCTCTCATTGAAAGGGAGTATGCAGCTCAGAAGTCCGAAGAGTGGCTCGCCCTTCGGGGTAATATGCTAACTGCTTCAGATGCTGCCACAGCTATTGGCAAGAACAAATACGAGACACCAGAGGCTCTTCTCCTCAAAAAGTGCGGTCTCGGTGAGAAGTTCACTGGGAATGATGCCACTCGTCATGGTGAGAAATATGAAGACGAAGCCCGTATTCTCTATGAACAGAGGCATGGGGAGGTTGTCCACGAAATTGGACTCTGTCCACACCCACTATACAATTGGTTAGGTGGAAGTCCAGATGGTGTCTCGGAATCTGGGAAGCTCATTGAAATTAAGTGTCCAATGTCTCGTAAAATTGAGGCGTGCGTTCCTGAGCACTATATGCCACAGCTACAATTATGTATGGA